AGTGCAGGTGATTTTAAGGCTTGGGTTGAAAGGGGGGTGGTAGTTAATAATAGCGGAACACTTAGCATAGATAGGTCAAGAACATCACCTGCGGATTCAGGAACAACAACAGGGTGGTCGCCTATTAACTCAGTGTCAGGAACTAATTTTTTACAAACAGTAAAAGGCGCAACTAATATGACAATAGAATGGGTTAGTAATATTAGAATAACACAAATGAAACCAAGTGTAGGAATATCATAAAACAAAGACATGGCAGACAAAGTAGTATTAGAAGCAGAAGTAAAATCAAATATAGGCGAAGTAACAGAAGACGCAGCTCAGTTAGGTGGCGAATTAAGGATTATGGGTGTCAGCCTTAATGATGTGAAAGCAGGATTTAGTCAAATGGCGAGTGTAGCAAAAGCGTCATTTAGGACAGTAAAAGTAGGGTTAATGAGTACAGGTATTGGAGCATTAGTAGTTGCTCTAGGTTCAGTAATTACTTATTTTACACAAACAGAAAAAGGTGCAGAAAAATTAAGAGTAATATTTGCAGGAGTAGGAGCAGCAGTATCAGTTATAACAGATAGAATCTCTAAGTTTGGAAGTGCAGTAATTAAATTTTTTAAAGGCGACTTTAAACAAGCAGCAAAAGATTTAAAGGACACTTTTGCAGGTGTTGGAACGGAACTAAAAGAAGAAATAGCCTTAATGACACAGCTTGAACGCCAAACTAATAGGTTAAGAGATAGTGAAAGAGCATTAAGCGTGGAAACCGCGCAGCGTAGAGCAGAGATTGAAGAATTAAAACTGATAGCCGAAGATGTTACAAAGAGTGAAGAAGAAAGATTAAACGCAGCTCAAAAAGCATTTGACCTAGAACAAGATTTATTAGATAAAAGAACTGAAAATGCAGAAAAGGCGGTTTCAATAGCACAACAACAAGTAGCTGCTTCTGAAAGCTCAGAAGAAGACCTAGACAATTTAGCACAAAAAGAAATAGAACTTGCAAATATTAGAGGTGAAAGTTTTACTAAACAAATAGAGCTTAATAATAAAATCAATGCTATTGAAGCTGAAACAGCAAGGAAAAGGGAAGAAAATCACCAAAAGCAGATGGAAAGGATAGAAGAAGAAAGAAGGGCTTTTGAAAATGCACAGGTACTAAGAGCTGACGGGTTAGAAAAGAGAATGGCGAAATTGAATGAGTTAGAAGAACAAAACACTATAAACTTAATAGAAAATACACTTGAAAGAGAAAGAAAACGAGTAGAAATAGAAAGAGAAAATCAAGTAAATTCAATGCAATATAGAGCCGCTAGTGTAAAAGAAAAATTTGAATTAGATACAGAATATTTTATTAAAGTACGAGACTTAAATAAAGCTGACGCAGAAGCAACACGAGCAAATGTAAACAATCAATTGTCTGCTTTTAGTAATTTAGCAGGAGCATTGAGTACATTGGCAGGGGACAACAAAGAGTTAGCAGCAGGTAGTGCAATAATAGATACTTATGTAGGTGCGAATAAAGCCTTTGCGCAAGGTGGTATGGCAGGTTTTCTTGGAGCAGCAGCAATTATTGTGCAAGGACTTGCTAATGTCAAGAGAATCTATGCTACTGATGTTGGTAGTGGTGGTGGGGGTGGTGCAGCTCCTGCTGTAGCAGAAGCTCCTGCTCCGCAAATGATGTCAGGTGCTTTTGAATTAACGGGTGGCGAAGCTCCTGAACCTTTAAAGGCGTTCGTAGTTACTGATGAAATGACTAATAGTCAAAACCAATTAGCTAATATAAGACGGAGAGCTACAATTTAAAAATCAAATATTAATTAACTTAATCTATATATATATATGCCTTGTAAAGAATGTAAAGACGGAAAAGTAAAATGGGGAAACTCAGGCGAGTGTAAATATGACTCAATAGCTGAATGCGAAGAAGCCCATAAAGATTATTACGAAAAGACTACATCAATTGTAGAACTTGTAATTGATGATGCTAGTGAAGAATTAGCTATTGATGCTATTAGTTTAGTATCAGCACCTGCCATTGAAGAAGATATGGTCTTCTTTGGTAAAGAAAAAAACAACTTGACTTTTGCTAAAGTAGATAAAGAAAAGCGAATGTTAGTAAGTCCTGCTTTGATACCTAATAAAAACATTTTCAGATATGACCCAAATACAGATAGTGAATACTATGTTTATTTTAGTCCTGAAACAGTTAGAAAAGCAAGTGAGCTTTATTTGAAACATAATAATCATCATAAAGCTACATACGAACACCAAGATAGAGTATCAGGAGTATTGACTGTTGAATCTTGGATAAAAGAAGGTGAGATGGATAAGTCAAAAATGTTTGGCTATGACTTACCTAATGGCACTTGGTTTGTGAAAATGCGTATAGACAATGATGAACTATGGAATAAGATCAAAGACGGTGAACTTAAAGGGCTATCCATTGAAGGATATTTCACTAATCGCTTTGAAGCTATGCAGCAAAAACAAGCAACAACAGAAGAAATACTATCAGCTCTTAATGAGATAATAAGAGAAAATCAAATAAAGTAATAACTATTCTATTATATAACAGAACCTAAAAAAGAAATCATGGATATTAAAGAACAAATTTTAGTAGCACTTGGCTTAAATAAAGCTGAAGAAACAATTAAATTGGAATGGCAGTCCAAAAGCGAAGATGGCACAATCTTTGTATCTACTGCTGAGGAACTAGAATCAGGGGTGGACATTTCTGTCCTAACCGAAGATGGAACGACAATACCTTTGCCTATCGGAACGTATAAAACCGACGCAGGTGTATCTTTTAGAGTTGAAGAAGAAGGGGTTGTTGCAGAAGTAATTGAATCTGAAACTGAAGAAACTGAAACAGTTGAAGAAGAAATGTCTGAAGAAGTAAAAGAAGAAGAACTAGCTAAAGAAGATGAAGATTATGAAGAAGAAGCTGATGTTGGCGATTGGCGTGGAATGGAAAAGAGGATTGAGAATCTTGAAATAGCGGTTGCAAAACTTAAAGAAGCTAAAGAAGGTGGTGATGACGAAGTTGAAGAAATGGCAGAAGAAGTATCTGAGCCATCTGACAAACCTAAGTCAATCAAAACTACTGAAACAGTTGAATTTTCAGCAGAAGAAGTTGAAGCAATAAAAGCTGAGAATGAAAAACTTAAAACGGAGTTAGCAGAAAGTCCTGCTGATAGTCCGATCAACACAAATAAATTTAGTTCAGAAAAACCTCAAATGTCTAAGGCAGCGTATAATAGATTGCCGAAGCGTGAAAGGATTTTAATGGACTTAGAAAGATAATAATTTAATTAATTCATAACAAAAAAATAAAAAATTATGGCATTTAGTGTAACACAACCGAATTTCAACGGTAAGGCGGCAGGATTCTACATATCGGCTGCTTTAAAACAAGCAAAATCGTTAGAATATATGACGGTTTTAGAAAATATAAAATACAAAGAAAACTTGCAGAAGATGGACGGATCAGGCTTAGTTGTAGATGGCGATTGTAATGCGTTTACAAGTGCAGGAAATCTTGCCTTAACTGAAGCTACTTTAACTCCAAAGGATTTACAAATAAATTTGAGCATTTGTAAGGGTACATTACTTACAAGCTACGAAGCACTTCAAATGAGAGCAGGTAGAGATGCTATGCCTTCAACTTCTTTTGAAGATTATGTTATTTCTTATATGGGAGAAATCATAGCAAATGCTACTGAAGATTCTATATGGGGTGGAGTAACAGGGAATGCAGGAGAGTTTAACGGATTCACAGGATATTGGTTGCTTCCAGGTACTGATGCAACAGTTGTTCAATCAGCAGCAGCAGGTGCTTATACAGACGGTACTATTCTTGCTGAATTAAGAACTTTATCAGATTCTATTACAGGAGGAACAGCAGTTAATGTATTAGGAAAAGAAGATGCGTATATATACATGAACAACAAAACTTGGCAATTCTATATTCAAGCTATGTCTGCATTAACAGGATATCCTTATATGCACATGAATGAAGATTACCAACCTGTCTTTGAAGGAATAAAAATCGCAGTTGTACCTGGAATGGTAGATAACCAAATGGTATTTGCTCAAAGCTCAAACTTATTCTTTGGAACGGATTTACTTTCGGATAGTACAAGAATTTCTTTACTAGATCAAAGTACAGTAACAGGTTCAGATAACATTAATCTTGTTGCTCGTTATACAGCAGGTGTAGTTGCAGGTATTGGTGCTGATGTAGTAAGACAGTCGTAAATAAATTAATTCAAGAAGCAGGGGTGTAAAAACCCTTGCTCCTTTAACCTTAAAAAAATAAAATAAATTATGGCGTGTACGGACTTAACAAAAGGTAGAGGACTTGATTGTAATAGAATAAGTGGTGGAGTAAAATTCATCTATTTTGGAGTTTACGACCAATTTACCGCACCAATAGACGGAACAGGAATTGCAGTAACAGCAGGTGAAGTTACTGACATTGAAATGGGAGCAGGAACAGGTTTATATAGATATTCTATGCCTTTAGGTGTAGCTTCAGTAACAGATACAATAGTTGGTAGTCGTGAGAATGGAACGATTTACTATACACCAACAGCACAAGTATTATTTAACCGACTAACCAAAGAGGATCAAAACCAAATCAAGCTCTTAGGGGCTACGAAGGTAGTGATCTTTGCTCAATTAAACCAACAACTAGCTAATGGACATGATGTAATTATCTGTCTTGGTAGAGTTAATGGTATGGAATTAAATGCAGGAACTATGGACACAGGGGCTGCTTGGGGGGATAAAAACGGTTATACTCTTACCTTTGATGGTATGGAAGCTGACCCATTCCCAATGGTAGCGGACTATACTACCAATCCATTCGATAATGGAGCATTTACAAATGTATCAATAACAACTTCTTAATCTTATTTAGTAGTTTTCATATATTTCTTGATTAGAGGGCTTTTTAGCCCTCTTTTCTTTTATAAGCAAATAAAAACAAGACTTTTCTATTATATTATAGATGATACAAGCAATTACTGAAACTAACTTAACTACTTACTTGCAAACTGAAGATAATAGGATTGACACTTCAGTATCTTCAAGTAAGATAAGGCACTTAGTTAAATTTACTAATGACATGG